AAGAGCACCTCTAATAAGATGTCTAACCAAGAATACAGCAAGTCCTCTAAATGCTTTCCATAGTCCCATAACAGCGACTACCACTACGCTGATAATCATTCTGCCTAAACTGTACATCCATTTGATAATACCAATACCAATTAGTGCTCCTATGGCAATCAATACCTTGTCAAAGTTTTCAAACAACAAGAACAAAGCATCACTGGCTATCAATGTTGCTGTTGTTAAGCCTCTTGAAATGCTTTCTGTTAGTTCAGTGTTGCTGTCTAATGCTGTTGATATTCTGTCAGCAAGTTGTCCAACTGCCGCACCAAATCCAGCGTCACCAATGTTTCTTTGTGCTCGTGTTACGCTGTCATTTAATCTTGATAGAGCACCAGTTAGTGTTGTTGCTTGTTTCTCAGCCGCACCAAAGTATTTTCCGCCTTCTTGTCCTAACTGTTGAACAATACCAACAAGTTCTTGTCCACTGTTTGCCACACCAAGAATTTGATCTCCCAGCATAACAGTTGTTCTACCGTTTTCAGTTCTTATCTTAACACCAAACTCTTTTAGACGCTCATATTCACCTGTTAGTGCGTCACCAAGTGCTTCTGCTAATTGAGATAATGATTTATTATTAGCACTCGCAATATTGGCGAATGCTGTCATACTTTCGTTTGTTGTGCTTAATCCATATCTATTAAGAACAACGAAACCATTTGTTAAGTCTTGTAGTGTTTGAGGGAGCCCCTTAGCAAGTTGCTCCATTCTTGCTAATTCGGCGTTCGCTCGCTCCTGACTTCCAAGGTATGCTGTTAACTGAGCACGGAATCCTTCAAAGGTTGTTGTTGCTTGAACAATTCCTCTAATACCAGCGGTTGCGGCAAAGGCTATGAAAGCCGCTCCAGCAACCCTAAGTGCTGTTGACACTCTACTCGCCGCACCTTCAACACGATTGAGAGCACCGCGTGCCATCTTGCTATTTTTATCAAGAGTCCGCATACTCCTATTAACTTGTGTTAGTGTACGGTTAAGATGACTTGCGTCTCCCTTAAACCGAATATAAATGTCTTGTGCCACTGTTATTTTCCTCTCAATTTACCTTGTGCCTTAGCCGCATTCATTGCCTTTCTGTTTTCTTCTGCTTCCATTTTATAGAAAGCCGCCCATCCGGCAAATTCCGCAGTTGTCATTTCAAGCACATCCTTAACTAACAGACCCAAATCCTTCGCCAACCTATACGCGAACACTAAATCTGGGTCTGCTCTTAGTTTTTTTCCGCAAACTCCATATTGGAATCTTGGTTGGCACTATTGATTTCACCAGTTACCCTGATGACTACCGCTGGGTCTGCCTCATTCATCAATGTGACTTTGTCAGCGGGTTTGAAGATTTTGTTTCCGTCTTTATCTCTTGATTTAGAAATAAGAGTTTCAACAAGTGCTTCAATTGTCTTGCCTGCTTGGGCAAGTGCGAGCATTTTGCTCTCTTCTGTTAAGGTGTTTACTTCCTTAAAGAAGATTTCTAAATCCCATTCTGGGACATAAATGGATTTCATCTGGTTTGTGATTTTATTTCTAAAATGCCCAGTGATTTTTTCCATTGGTTTTACGGTTTGATTTGTTCCGTCTGTCATCTTTTTCTCCTTCTAGATGTTGCCTTAAGAGTTTGATTAACAAATCCTCTTGGGGCTTGTTTTGAATAACCCGCTTCTAAACGCTCGATGTATGGAACACGGTTTTCAACTTCGAACCCTGTTCCATCGCTTTTGGATTTTTTCCAATTGCGTCTCGCGTTTCCACTTCGCTTAGGAGTTTTACTTGTTACAGTACTCTTAATGAAGTTTGCGTGTTCGTCAATGACAGCCTTAATCTCTTCCGACAACGCCGTCATTGCCTGTTTGATACCTAATATATCAACTTGTGCCAACTTACACTACCTCTATTAAGCGGCTGTGTATGTTAACGCACCACTGCCTTGGAAAGAGATTGAAGCCTCAATCATTCCGTCCATTTGTGCTGTAATGCTGTATCCAGTAATAAGGATGTTTCCACTCCAGTTTGCTCCACTACCTGTTGGGTATACTACGATACCTACTGGTGCGTCACCTACTGTGCCTTGGATTAAACCATCCAAATCTGGGTTTGATGTTGCGTCAAAGTGTGAAGCGTCCCAATACACATCAGCACTACCGCTGAATGAATGTAAACCTTTCACATACTGACGAGCGTCATCTCCCATCACTGTCTGCTCGATTGTGTCTGAAGTTAGTTCAATTGAATAACTTCTAATTTCCGCTACCGCCTGTGAATCCACATTGATGACGCCAGCGTTTCCCACTAATGATGCCATAATTATTCTCCTTCTGTATCATTTGTTAAGTTGCTAACCTCTTCTTCCAAAGAAGCCCACTTGGAATCTTCTTCGTCAACGGCGGGTTTAGGCGATACCGTATTCTTTTTCACTGGTTTTAGTTTGATAGTGTTCTCTTCCTTACCATCAGCACTCCAACCTTGAGAAATATAATAATCAAGTCTGTCTTTATCTATAAATTTGACTTGTCCTTTTTTGTTATGTATTTTCATAGTCTATATACTCCTTCGCAAAGCCTTCACGCTCCGCTGTTAGTTGTTCCCCATCACATAGTTGTATGTTACATCAAAGTTCATTACAAACTCCGCTAATGGCGGTTGTCTTTCAATAACTTCGATTCCTACCACTATACTATCCATAACCACTGATTTTGTCTTGTCGCGATATCTATCGCCATCAAGAATTTCATCAATGGCTTCAATTAAATCATTGCGTTTGGTGTCTAGTTCTGTGCCACGCACAAAACCTCTGATTTGATAACGGATGGTGCCTTGTTTTCGCCCTGAAGTGGCACCCATAGTAAGTAGTTCTCTGTCTTCTGTAGTTGTTTGAACTAAAAGTGCTGGAAACTGTGTGATAGCCAACTCTTCAACATTGAAAGGCTGGCGTGTGACTAGGACTGGACGCGGAAGTTCTATTTCCTTAAGCGTCTCAACTATATTATTTGCTAAATCTTCTCTAATGGACATCAATCATACCTTTATCTTCGCAGTCTCAAAAACACATCTGGGGTTTTTTCAACATCCTGATAAACATTGTCATCGTTGGCGTCGTAGCGAACTCCTTGGCGTAAGCATAAGTCAAACTCATCTTCAAATCTTGCCTTGTAGTAGTCCATCATTTCACGGAATCTATCTGGTTCCGCTTCAAACTTGGTTAACTTAGGGCATATATGATATGCTAATGCGTGAAAGACTGTTGCTTTAGTCCATTGTGTTGGATCCAATTTGTCCTCGTCCATAAGAACGGCTAAATTGGAATAGCGAATGTCAGTGCGTCCCTTCTGGTATGAAGGAAACCATCTAACGGATAAAAGTCTATTGATTTCTTGTTCTGATTTGGCTAACTCTGTGTTCCACTCCAACACACCGTAATCGGTAATGTGCGGATCCACATCTAGCAAATCATTTAATGTTGCGTATGCCATACGAAGTCCTTCCCCGTGATTTATAATATAGTTGAGCAGTCCTACTGCTTCTAATGTATTTATGTGAATTTAAGATAATGGTATGGATAAAGACGATAAAAGGGGGTATGTTTCCACACCCCCTTCTATTTTGGTTTTAGGTAATGTCAGTAACCTAATCCCTACCCTCGCTCTAAACTATTTATTAGTCAGTAGCGGAACCTACGATTTTAACACCGTGGCTGTTTTGAAGGATTGCTTCGCCTTTAACTACAGAAATCATAATGTCTGTAGCACGAGCCGCCGCTTGTCTTTGCTCTTCCATTACAACACCGCCTCTGATAGCGTGTCCAATGGCTGTTGGAGCAAATACCGCACCTACCATATTAAGTTCAGTGTCAGTGTCAGTGTCTAAGTCTGATTTAACTAATGAACTTTCGTATACTGAACATCCAGCAAGTGTGCCGATGTAGTAAGCACGAAGTGCCTCATTACCAAGTGCGTTGGCTGTTAGTGCTGTTGTGCCGCCAGTTCCAGCAAGTTCCTTCTTAAGTTGAAGTGCTTGTCTTGGACCCACCACACACGCTAACGGACCGATAACCTTTGCTTGGCGAAGTGTCGCTACAGCAGTAAGGATGTTGTCAACAGTGACTGGGCTGTCTTCAGTTCCTACAGAAGCACTGAAAGAGTTGAACAATGCGAATACATCGTTGTCCATTTTTTCAGCAATCGCTCTACCTGCTTGAGCACCTAAATCAGCGATTACATCACGCTGTGCGGAATCTCTCAAGAAGTCAGTTACTTGGAAGTATGTACCAACTTCACCTAAGTTGATTGATACAGATGTAGTGTTAGTGTCAGCCGCTGATGGTGCCGAACCTTCAGTTAATGAAGCGGCAGTTACTGCGGAATATACAGGCACTGATAGTGTTTTTCCAGCGTTTGCTGGGAAACTGAACGGTGTCACAATTTGTCTTGCGATACTGTTCTCATACATAGCAAACTGGGCTTCAGCAAGAAGGTTTGTAAACAGTTCGCTATTGATGGTTGTGTTATTAGCCATAATAGTTCTCCTTTATATAAGTTTTGGCTTATACGGTTTGACGAGATTTTCTCATCTCTGCGTATATTTTTCTATGTTCTGGATTACTCATATCCAGTTTGCTAACATCCACAGTTTCTCTATCATTCATTACAGAACTCTTTGTATTGGTTGTGCTTGGTGTTGGTGAAACAAAGTGTGGGTTGGAGTCCAAAAACTCTTT